AGAGCTTTGACGCGGTTAGTTACCCCGCGGTGTCGTTATAGTACGACATAAGAGATGGAGACGTTCTTAGTACCCCTTGTTGGGCCCAAGCCTTGGCTTGGTAGACAGAGCTTTATAAAAGCTCTGTGCGCTATTATGGTCATCGTGACTAGGCGCAAGGCGAAAGCCATGCTATCACGCGTGATAGCAGCAGTTCGGATGGTTAATTTCCGAGCGCGCTGCGTTTCACGCCTTCGGCATTTAAGCCGAGACCCCGCCTCCCATTTTATAGAATTGTTTACTTTCAGGGCGAACAAGACTTTATTGGTAGAGGCACGCAAGTTTACGGAGTTTAGCTCAGATAAGAGCCCGAGGCTTGCACACCCCCACCCGTTTTCACAGGCTAGGCGATTGAACGCACAAGCCACGATGGTGGAAATAGGTAAGGCAGCAGGCTACAAATTGTACGCCCGCAGTTCCTCACACAGGGAGAGGAACCAAGGAATTATCAGTGAAAAGTCGTATTACACGGCGGCTGACACTGCTACAGGGTTGATGTACGACCCCGAGCCCACTGGGCTCGTCGCGGATGTTTTAACGGACGTCTGCTACTACATGGAAATAGATGATTTGTTCAAGAACCGTAGACCCATAATGTGCTATTGCGTATTACCTGGGAAGATCGCGGGGAAGGGGGACGATTTCCAGTGGTACACCGAAGCATCGCGAAGCGGCGATGCGATCCATCACGAGAGGGTAAGCGGAGGGTCACATTACACCCATAGGATATGGGCAAATTCCCACGACACGTTTACCGTACCGTATTGGTTCAGTATGACTACATACGATGTGCAGGTAATCCCAGGGGATTTCAACCGAGCAGTCGTAGTGATGGTTCCGACCGTCACTACGTATTTGCCCCCTTGGATTTATCGGCTATTCAACCTGAAGTACAACGAGTACGAAAGGGCTAAAATAGACACATTAGCCACAGGACACCTGATGATGAAATACATCGAAAACGCGGTTACTATGGTTAGTATCCGCAACAGATCCCCCGACAGCAGCTGCGTGTCTGTGCCTATGGCATGCTACGACGCTTGCACTGCTATCGAGAAAGCAGGAAAAGGAGCCGGTATCACAGGGATAAAGTTCGTGTGCGCAGATCAGGATCTGAGCACAGTTGAATCAATCCTTTTAAACAGCGCGTTAGGAGCTGATACCAGGTTAGGGTGTGACGTAGTCAATTACACTCGCTCCGAATTCACAGACCAAGGGAAACCTTCCGCCGAGCTAGTGACGCATGCAATTGTCAGGCCGGCTACCGTTATGACCAAGCACCCAGGAAATGGAGAGGCAGCGGTACAAGGAAGAATTGAAGAGAGGCGTAATCCTAGCGATCGCCTCGCAGACGATATTGTAGGATTCGGAAAGGAATTCGTAGAGAAATCTTATCCCAGTCACTTACCCAAGCTTGAGCCGTGCTCATTGTTCGAAGCGTTGATGTCTTGCTGCAAGACTAAAGCACAGAAGGCTAGGGGAGAGACGTACAAGTATAGTCTGGAAAGCGGGGAAATCAAGTCGATAGAAGCTTTAATTAAAGTAGAAGCTGTCGCGAACGGAGCTCAGAATGGTAAACACTCCAGGCTTGTATTCCCAGAGAACATGGCTACGTTAATAGCCGTAGCTATGTTCGAAATCCCGATGAAGAAGCACACATTGGGAATGAGCCGGGAAGGCTCTCACCCTTCAAATGTTGGGATGACCCCAGACGAGATAGGTCTGGCAGTCTCCAACTACGCTAATAAGACAGAGGTCTTAATATGCACAGATTACACTGGCATGGACGCTACCCAAAACAAGCACGTGAATGAGATATATTGCAACGCATGGAAAGCCGGGTTTGCTGAGAAACATCACGCGTTGATAGAGAAGACGCACGCGTCCACGCTTAACCGAACCGTAAAAGTACCTAACAAGCCAGTCAATGGGTTAGGGAAGAAAGCGACGAAGACCAATTCCGGGTCGATGAATTTATCCGGAGGGTTTAACACCACGACCAGAAACACCGTACCGAACGCGTTTATGTCTTTCGTAGCGTCCCGACGCTACGGAAGAGACGCAGATGAATCATGGGATATGATAGGGCCGAAATTCGGAGACGACGGCGTCACCGATGGAAAAGTAGACATACACGGCGTAGCTAAAGAATTGGGCTTTATCCTGAAAGGGAAAGTGCAAGAATCAAAACACCCCGTGGAATACCTATCCCGTGTTTACCCCTTACCGAAAATCAGCCAATCCAGCCACACGCTAGTCATGCGTGCACTACAGAAGATACCAGTAGTGACGCACGGAAAAGGGCTATTGGGACTGAAATTCAGAGTAAACGGATACTCTATGACCGAGACTGGCACACCATTAGTGAAAGAATACCTAAACGCCTTGAAAAGGGTTTATGGGTTCGACGACGACATGGAAGGAGCCACTAGTGACCAGATGAGACGTTTCGAAAGGGGGCCTTATCTGTACGAAGAAGTAATCGACTCGCTGCACGTAGAGTGCATCGCGAAGGAGTGTAACATATCACCAATCGACGTGGGGCTGTTGAGGCAACACCTAGATGACGTGGTAACCATTGAAGATTTAGAGAAAATCCGTTTACCATGGCAAGAGGCATCGTGCCTATTGCCCGAAGGGATTAATGCGGTGTACGAGAAGCAAGTTTCTCACACTAGCAGAGCCGCAGATTTCCGTGCCCAAGCCACGCGAAAGAAGCGGTCCACCAAAGGGTGAAGAGGGTAGCTCCCTGATGTCGTTGGATGTACCGCCGGAGGTGGTAGGCCTACAAATTTATCTAATATATTTAT